AATTGCTGCATCGCGCTATGGTGCAAAAGCGTTTCAAGCTGGCGGCATTCCCCCGGCGGTATTGCAAGGGCCATTTCAAAGCGGCTCTGCGGCTCAGAGAGCGTCAGAAGACGTTGCCAAGACCACGGCCAAGCTCGCTCGCGAAGGTAGGCCCATCATGGCGCTGCCTGCTGGCCATGAGCTAAAGTCAATTGGCTTTTCGCCTAATGAGATGCAGCTTTTAGAATTGCAGCGTTTTTGCATTGAGCAAATCGCGCGGATCTATTCTTTGCCGCCAGTGTTTTTGCAGGACTTAACCAAAGGCACTTACTCAAACACCGAGCAGCAAGACTTGCACTTTGTAAAGCATACGCTGCGCCGCTGGATTGAGCAGACAGAGCAAGAAATGAATTTGAAGCTCTTTGGACGAGTGAGCGATCTGAGCGTTAGATATAACGTAGACAGCCTGCTACGCGGTGATTTGAAAACGCGTATGGAGGCGCACGCAACCAGCATTCAGAACGGCATACGCACGCCAAATGAGGTGCGCGATTTAGAGGACTTAGAAGCGCTGGCTTCTGGTGATGACTTGCTTATTCAGGGCGCAACAGTGCCGATCGGATCGCAAACAGGTGTTGCAGATGCCAACGCCTAATCAGGCAATGCGCAAAGAAGCTGATCGAGGCTTGGAGTGGCGCAAAGAATATGGCCGAGGTGGCACAGAGGTCGGCGTGGCTAGAGCGCGCGACATATCAAACGGCGCAAACCTATCGATGGACACAGTGCGCAGAATGAGCAGCTATTTCGCGCGCCATGAAGTGGACAAAGACGCTGAAGGGTTTTCGCCCGGTGAAGATGGCTATCCAAGCGCAGGCCGCATTGCTTGGGCGCTTTGGGGTGGTGATCCCGGTCAATCATGGGTGCGCGGCATCTTAGCAAAAGAGGATGACAGGATGTCAGATCAAGCTGGCGAGGCACGCCATATTAAGAACATCGAGGAAACCGAAACAGAGGTAATCATAACCTTTGGCAAGTCGGAAGAAATTTCTGCGCCAGATGCTGAAGAGATTGATGAGGCTGGCTACAAGAAAGACAAAGACAAAGATCGCCGCGAGGCTCGCGTTTCTCAGAATTTTGAAGTCAGGGCAGATGACAGCGGCGAGATTGTCGTTGAGGGTTATGCGGCTGTCTTCAACGAGGAAACAACGATTGGCGGGCAGTGGCGCGAGCAGATTGCGCCGGGAGCTTTCACAGATGCAATCGGTCGCGATGATGTTGTTTTCTTAATCAATCATGAGGGCTTGCCTTTAGCGCGCACGCGCTCTGGCACCTTGCAGCTTTCTGAAGACGATCACGGCTTAAAAATGCGCGCGTCACTAGATCTGTCAGATCCAGACGTGCGCTCGATCGTGCCTAAGATGAAGCGCGGCGACTTAGACAAAATGAGCTTTGCTTTTGTGCCAACTCGCCAAGAGTGGGATGACAGCCGCGACATGCCTCGCCGCACTATTCAAGAGGCTGATTTGTACGATGTCAGCATCGTGACCACCCCGGCTTATGCAGGCACAGAGATTGGTCTGCGCAGCTTGGAGCAGTTCAGACAAGAACAACGAAAAACGCAAGCGCCGCGCAGAATGCGGATGAAAGCGCGCTTGCAAAGATAACGGCGGTTCCCGCTGTTTCTGCCCTTCACGCGCCTTGGGCAAGCGCTTGAACACGAACGCAGTGATTGCGTCCGGTTCCCTTAGATGGAGGCCCACTATGGCTGATATTAAATCCTTGCGGGAAACAATGGCGAACATTGCCACTGAAGCCCGTTCTAAACTTAATGAAATAAACGACGAAACCCCGGAAGCACGCGCCTCAGAAATTGAGCGTGAGTTTGATGCCATGATGGCAGAAACTGACAAGCTTCAAGGTCGCATCGATCGCGAAGAGCGCGCCGCTGCACTGATGTCAAAGCTTGAGCAGCCTGACACAAGCAAGATCCCGGCTGTAGAAGCGCGCACTGCGCCAGCAGTTGATAACGGTCTGACAATGGATTATCGCACTGCTTTTGCTGAAATGATCAGCGCGGGTGGCGATGCTTATGTTGACGCGGAAGTTCGCAACGTTCTCAAAGAATATCGCGTTCAAACTGGTGGCTCCAACGCTGCTGGTGGGTTCACGGTGCCAACTGAGCTAGCGACATTTGTTGAAGAAAGCATGGCGGCAACTGGCCCTATGTATACTTCAAATCTGTTTACTGTGATCAACTCAACTGACGGACGCACGTTCAGCATCCCGACGGTAGATGACACAGCGGTTACTGCTGTTGCTCATACTGAAGGCACTCAGCCAACTGATGATGGCGGCAAAGACGTTACCTTTGGTCAGAAGTCGGTCGGCGCGTTTGCTTTCGATAGTGAGTGGGTTCGCTGGTCAGCAGAACTGAATGCAGACAGCATCTTGAACATGGAAAGCCTGCTTGGCAGCTTGCTTGGTGAGCGCTTGGGTCGGATTGCAAACAGCAAACTGACAACTGGCTCAGGTTCTTCTGATGTTGAAGGCATTGTGACAAACTCAGCGGCTGGTAAAACTGCTGCCTCTGCCACAGCGATCACTGCTGATGAAATCATTGATTTGATCCACAGCGTTGATCCAGCCTATCGTCAGTCTACAAGCTCAGCGATCATGATGAATGACAGCACGCTTGCAGCAGTTCGTAAGCTGAAAGATGGTGACGGTAACTATCTTTGGTCGCTCGGTTCGTACACGCAAGGCGTGCCTCAAACCGTTCTTGGCTATCCAGTAGTGGTCAACCAAGCGATGGCTTCAATGACTACCGGCAATAAAACTATGTTGTTCGGTGATATGTCTAAGTTCTATGTGCGCAAAGTTGGCGCGCCTGCGCTTTATGTTGCGCGCGAGCGTTTTGCCCCTGACTTTGGCATTTTGGGCTTCATCCGCTTTGACGGCGTTCTCGCCAACACAGCGGCGATCAAGCACTTGGTGCAAGCCTAAGCTTAACGGTGAGGGCGTTAGCGCCCTCGCCTTTCCAATTGGAGTTCCAAAATGAAAGTCAGATTATTGGTAGGCATGGCGGGAATAGATTTTTCGCATAATGCCGGTGATGAGATTGATTGCAATGAAGCGGAAGGTAAGCGCTTTATTGAAGCTGGAATAGCTGAGCCGGTAGCTGCGCCAAAAGTGCAGCGCGCGGTAAAAAAAGTTAGCACCCGCAAGGCGGTTAAAGAGGTTTAAAAATGCCAAAACCGTTGCACAGCACACATCCAATCGAGCGCATAGACGCGCCAGCGATTGACCCTATTTCGCTGTCAGAATGCAAAGCGCAAATGCGCGTAGAATTTTCTGAAGACGATGTGATCATTAAGCGCTTGATCTCTGTTGCGATCGCTTATGTTGATGTGCGCGGTGTTTTGGGCAAGGCAATGATTACCCAAAAGTGGGCGCAGTGGTTGCCATCCAACCCAGCGCAGCAAGTCCATTTACGTTTGACGCCAGTGCAATCTGTCACGGCTGTTAAATATTATGACATTAACGGCGTTTTGCAGACTGACACTTTGTCAAACTACAAGGTTGTCGGCTTGTCGGATCACAGCGTTATTCAGCCTAAAGCTGGATTTACTTGGCCAACAACTGAGCAGCGTGATGATGCGATAAAGATTGAATATGAAATTGGCTATGGCAACGCGGCAACTGATGTGCCGCAAAACGTTAGACACGCGCTCATGATGTTGGTTGCGCATTATTATGAAAACAGAGAGCAGGCGCAAAAAGATGTGCTAACTTCTGTGCCATATGGCTTCGACGATCTGTTAAATTTAGATCGAGCGTCTTGGTATGGCTAGTGCCGGGGCGCTTAGAGAGCGCGTTACGTTTCAGCGCTTAGACAGCAGCGCTGTCGATGACTACGGCAACGTTTATACTGGTTGGTCAAATCTTGCATCACGCTTTGCGGATTTGCGCGAGCGCACTGGCAAGGAAAGTATACAAGGCGGCGCGCTATCTGACACTAATTTTGCCACTATGCGCTGTCGCTCTGACAGCGTGACTGAGGCTGTTACATCTGCTGATCGAGTGGTTGCCAGAGGCATTACTTGGGCGATCAAAAATGTTATCCAAGTTGACGCAAAAGACACGCTCATGGAGTTTGTGCTTGAGCGCGGTGTGGCCTCATGAAAATTGTTGGCTCAAAAAAGCTGATCAAGCAGCTCGGTGATTTGCCAGATGTTACGCACGCAGCTCTGCGCAAGTCGATTAAAAACAATGTAAAGTATGGCGAGCGCAAAGCAAAAAGCCTTGTGCCGGTTGATACTGGCGAGCTGCGTAATGGCATAACTTCAAAAGTGTACGAAGACAAAAATGCCATATATGGATTTATTAATTTTGCTGATGGCACAAATGAAGATGAAGTTGCCTCAATAAATTATGGCAGATCAGAGGGTAAAAAAGGCACTACTTTTGGCTATGGATTTATTCAAACAACTAAGCTGCTAGTCGCCAAGCGCTCTGCGAACAGCATCAAGCGTATTATGAAAAAAGCTGTAAAGGACGCGATGAATGGCTGACGGTTATGGCTTGGCTTTGCAAAAAGGTTTGCGCGCTGCGTTGGTTGCAAACTCTGGTGTCACTGATCTTGTTTCAACGCGCATTTACGATGAGCCGCCACAGAATGTGACGTTTCCATACCTAATGTTTAACACAATCCAGCCTAATGCTTTCGACACTGACACGGCTCAGGGCGCGCTTGTTGACATAAGCCTAGAGGCTCACTCTCGCAGCGCGTCAGGGCGCGTGGAGTGTATGCAAGTGGTCGAGGCAGTCAAAGACGCTTTACACCGTCAAGAGGCTGCTGTGACCGTCACAGGCTTTACGTTGGTCGAGCTAATTTTTGAGGCATTTTCTGCCAGTCGAGACAATGAGGGTCGTGGGTTCACAGCCGTCATTTCACTTCAAGCGATGCTTGATACCGCCTAAAATCCCGCGCTCTGGGCAAGCGCTAAATACGGAGGCCAATCATGGCTAAACAACTTGGACGCGCCCTGCTTGTCAAAATTGATGATGGCGGTGGCAACAAAAGCAACCTGTGTGGCTTAAACTCAAAATCGCTGACAATTAACAATTCAAGCATTGATGTCACAACGCCTGACTGCACAACGCCAGAGGGCGCGTTGTACACAGAAACGCTGGCTGGCTTAAAAAACGTTTCAGTTTCTGGTGATGGCTTTTTTGAAGACAGCACTGCTGAAGCCCGCATGAATACTGTGGCAATGGCGGCTGATAACAGCACGCCTTTTGAAGTAATTGTGCCAGACTTTGGCACATATTCGGGCACGTTTCGCATTACCTCGCTTGAGTTCGGCGGCGAAACTGAAGGCGGTGTAACTTATTCTCTGTCGCTCGAAAGCAGTGGCGCAGTAACGTTTGCCGCTGCTTAATGACGATTACGGCTGAAGCGCCGCGCGGGGGTGTTGCTGAATATCTAGGCGACACCTCTTACACCTTTAAGCTGCGCAATCGAGAAATTGAACGTTTTGAAGACAAGCACAGAGGCATCTTTGACCTTTGGGAGGGTTTCTTTGAGCGAGGCAAAAAGCCTAACAGCAAAGAAATCAGAGACATTTTAGCTTTAGGCTTAGTCGGCGGCGGCATGAAAGATCATGAAGCTGACGAAGTTATTTCTAAAGCTGGCCCAGCTGACCTGATGCGAATGTACCAGATCGCGCAGGCTGTCATTGGGATCGCCTTTATGCCTGACATTGGCGATGAGGCAGAAGTAAAAAAAAAGACAGCGGCACACCCCAAAGCCGCTTAAACGTTAGGGCTATGATCAAGAGCGGAATTATCGCCGGGCTGAAGCCTGATGAAATTCGCGACATGATCCCGAAAGATACTTGGCTGGTTTTTAAAGGCTGGTCTGATGCTCACTCGCCCAAAAAGGCGGGCAATGAAGCAATGACTGCGGATGATTACCGCAATTTAGTGGAGCGCGTTGATGGCGGTTACAGCAGAGCAGCTTAATATTATTCTAAGCGCCAGAGATAAAGAGTTTACAAAGGCTATGGATCGCGCGCAGCGGCGCGTTGAAAGCTTTGCTAAAAAATCACAAAAAGAATTAAAAGGTACAAGCAAATCTTTTAACCTTTTAAGTACAGCCGCTTTAAAAATGGGCGCTGCTTTATCATCAGGGGCAATTGTTGCTGGTTTTGCTAAGTCAATTGACGATGCAACAAGGCTTGCAAAAGAGATTAATAATCTCGCAGACATTTCTGGAAGTAGTGTTGAACGCTTTCAAGAATTAGCGTTTGCCGCCAACACGGTCGGCATAGAGCAAGATAAACTTGCTGACATATTAAAAGATGTGAACGATAAATTTGGCGATTATATTGCGACTGGTGCTGGCCCGCTTGTAGACTTTTTTGACAATATTGCGCCTAAAATTGGCCTTACAAAAGATGCCTTTATCGGATT